TTAGCGTTTTCGACGCCAGCGTTTGATTTTCTTCACGCGCGGCGGACCGGCGGTTTGGAAGCGGGCAAAGGCCGCCGCCAGTTCAGGGCCGGAAAGCCCGCTGCCCAGTGTCAGGATGGGGTAGCTGGGCAGATCAAACGCTTGATAGAGCGGCAGCAAGACCCGATAGGGCCAGAACACCGAGTTGAGCGGTAGTGTGGGCGTGACCAGCACCGACTGCGCCAGATCGGCGCTGGGGTAGGCCTGCCAAACCAGGCCCTGCCACGGCATTTCGGTGCTGCTGATGCGAAAATCAGTGATGCCGCTGGCGCTAAGGCGGATCAGGGTGGGCCGTGTCAGGCAGCGTGCCGGCAGGGAGAACATGCCGATGGCAAGCGGCAGCAACAGCAGGCCGCCGACCACGCAGGTCAGGATCACCGGCCATTCGGTTTGATGCCAAGGTGCGGCCAGCAAGAAGGCGGTAAACGCCAGATTTCCAGCCCAGAACAGGCACAGGCCAAACAATCGGCCACGTTTGGGGCGAATTTCTATCGGGTCCATCGCCAAAGCGTGGCGGCAAATTGGGCTGCGGTCAATTGCCGTTGCAGGCGCGGCACTGGCAGCGCGCGCTGCTCTGACGGTTCTTAAAGTTTTCTTCAATAAAACAGGTGGCAGACAAGCTGGTGGCCAAACGCAAAGGCGATGGCTGTCAGTTCGGGGCCGGGTGGGCGTTTGCCCCGATACAGCAAGGAGCAATCGGGATGGTATTCGATTTTCTGAAGCGCGGTGCAGAGGTGGCGCTGCCAGAAAAGAAGGCGTCGGCCACCGGGCGCGTGGTGGCCTGGGGCAGCTCTGGCCGCGTGGCATGGAGCGCGCGCGATCTGGTGTCTTTGGGCAAGACCGGCTTTCAGGGCAACCCGATGGGGTTTCGAGCGGTGAAACTGATTTCCGAAGCCGCCGCCGCTTTGCCGTTGATTTTGCAAGATGCCGAGCGGCGCTATGATCAACATCCGGTGCTTGATCTGATCCGGCGGCCGAATGGTGCGCAGGGACGGGCCGAGTTGTTCGAGGCGATTTATGGCCACCTTTTGCTGTCGGGCAACGCCTATATCGAGGCGGTGCCGGGTTTGGCGAAATTGCCCGCCGAGTTACACGTCTTGCGGTCGGACCGCATGGCGTTGGTGCCCGGTGCTGATGGCTGGCCGGTGGCTTATGACTATTCGGTCGGCGGGCGGACGCATCGTTTTGCCATGAACGAAGCCGATCAGCCGATCTGCCATATCAAGACCTTTCACCCGCAGGACGACCACTATGGCTTTTCGCCGTTACAGGCGGCAGCGGTGGCGATTGATGTGCACAGTTCGGCAAGTGCCTGGTCAAAGGCGCTGCTGGACAATGCCGCGCGGCCGTCGGGGGCGATTGTTTACAAGGGCGGCGATGGGCAATCGCAGCTTTCCACCGACCAGTATGATCGTCTGGTCAGCGAGATGGAGACGCATCATCAGGGCGCGCGCAATGCGGGGCGACCGATGCTGCTAGAGGGCGGGCTGGATTGGAAGCCGATGGGGTTCAGCCCGTCCGATATGGAGTTTCAAAAGACCAAAGAGGCCGCCGGGCGCGAGATTGCCACGGCGTTCGGGGTGCCGCCGATGTTGATGGGGATACCGGGCGATGCGACCTATTCGAACTATCAAGAGGCGAACCGGGCGTTCTATCGGCTGACGGTTCTGCCGCTGGTGGCACGGGTGACGGCCGGGATTTCGCATTGGTTGTCGGTGTTTAGTGGCGAGGTGGTAGAGTTACGTCCCGATCTTGACCAGATCCCGGCGCTGGCGGTCGAACGCGATCAGCAATGGGCGCGGGTGGGGGCGGCCGATTTTCTTACCGCCGCTGAAAAGCGGGTTCTGTTGGGCCTGCCGCGGTTGGCGGAGGGCGAATGACCCCAAGAAGACCGTCTGATGGGTCGCGCTTTCTTTACGACAGTTTCGATGCGGCTGCGGCGCGTATCGAGGCCAACGAGCGCGTGGCCGAGCAGCGTTGGGCGGCGCTGGAGTTCCGATTGGCACAGATAGATGCGGTGCTGGAGCGGTTGGAAAAGCGGATTTGGGTTGGGGTCTATGGGGTTGCGGCCTTTCTGCTGGCGCAGATGGCCGAGACGCTGATCAGGGCGGCAATGAAGTGAGGTGTGGAATGAACTGGAAAATGCAGGGCGCGCCGGAGCGGAAATATCATCAGCCCGAACTTGGCCTGACGGTAACCGATGGGTCGCAAGTGGCCGGCTATGCCAGCCTGTTCGGCAAACGCGATCAGGGCGGCGACGTGGTGCAAAAGGGCGCCTATGCCGCCAGTCTGAAAGCGCTGGCGGCATCGGGCCGGCAAGTGAAGATGCTGTGGCAACATGACCCAACACAGCCGATTGGTGTGTGGGACGAGGTGCGCGAAGACGCCACCGGGCTTTGGGTCAAGGGTCGGATTTTGACCGAAGTGGACAAGGGCCGTGAGGCCGCGGCCTTGCTGGTGGCGGGCGCGATTGACGGGCTGTCGATTGGCTATCGCACGGTCAAGGCAGAACGGGACGGCAAGGGGCAACGCTTGTTGTCGGAACTGGAGCTTTGGGAGGTTTCTTTGGTGACCTTTCCGATGCTTCCTGAGGCGCGGGTTTCGGCCAAGGGCGATGCGCCCGATGCCGATTTTTGGCGCGATGTGGCAGCACTTTTTGAGGATGCGGCCAAGACCATGGCCGGGCGCGGCTAGCGCGGCCTTTCACGACCAACCTGAGGATACGACATGACCAAGATGAAATCTTGGGCCGATGAGGCTATGCCCATCGCCCCGATGCCGGGTGCGGAAGTGAAATCCGCTATTTCTGGATTTTTGAACGCCTTCAAAGGCTTTCAGGACGAAGTGAAACTGTCTTTGCAACAACAGGAAGAGCGACTGACCATGCTGGATCGTAAAACCATGACCTATGCCCGCCCGGCGCTTTCGGCCCATGCCGAGTTGGATGTTCCGCACAAAAAGGCCTTTGGCGCCTATCTGCGGTCGGGCGATGATGACGGCCTGCGCGGGCTGGTGCTGGAAGGCAAGGCGATGTCTTCGGCTGTTGCGGCGGATGGTGGTTATCTGGTGGACCCGCAGACCGCTGATACCATCCGGTCGATGCTGGTTGCGACCTCAAGCCTGCGGTCGATTGCCAATGTGGTGCAGGTAGAGGCCACGTCGTTTGATGTTTTGGTCGACCGCAGCGAAGTCGGGTCGGGGTGGGCCACCGAAGTGGCGGCAACCACCGAAACAGCAACGCCGACCATCGAGCGGATTTCGATCAAGCTAAGCGAGCTGTCGGCGATGCCGAAGGCAAGTCAGCGTCTGCTGGATGACAGCGCGTTTGACGTGGAAGGTTGGCTGGCCAACAAGATCGCCACGCGCTTTGTGCGTGCCGAGGCGGCGGCGTTTATCAACGGCGATGGCATCGACAAGCCCAAGGGCATCTTGCTGCCGACCAAGGTGGCGAACGCATCCTGGGTCTGGGGCCAGCTTGGTTATATTCCGACCGGCGCTGCGGCAGATTTCGCAACCACCAATACCGTCGATTGCATCGTGACGCTGATCTATTCGCTGATGGCCGATTACCGCAGCAATGCGAGCTTCGTGATGAATTCAAAGACGGCGGGTGCGGTGCGCAAGATGAAAGATGTCGATGGCCGCTTCATGTGGTCGGATGGGCTGGCAGCGGCCGAGCCTGCGCGGCTGATGGGGTATCCGGTGCTGATCTGCGAAGACATGCCGGACGTTGCGGCGAACGCCTATCCGATTGCGTTTGGCGATTTCAAATCGGCCTATACCATCGCCGAACGCCCCGATCTGCGGATCTTGCGCGACCCGTTTTCGGCCAAGCCCAACGTGCTGTTCTATGCCAGCAAGCGGGTGGGCGGAGACATCACTGACTATGCGGCGATCAAGCTGCTGAAAGTCGCAATTTCCTAATCTTATAAAAAGGTTGCCCGACCTTCTTGGGTCGGGTGATGGGCGCGCGCCATGGGCTGCGCCGTCTGGCTGCTCCCCTCCGTTCGAGCGGCGTGGCGGCGCGCGTCCAAGACTTGGGGCTGAACTTTGGGCAAGGCGAAGGGATGAGACATGATGTTGACCGAACTAACCAGCGTCGCGTCGGCGGTGTTGCCGGTACAGGCGCTGAAGGATCACCTTCGGCTGGGCTCGGGGTTCAGCGATGCCGGGATGCAGGACGGGCTGATTGAAAGCTATCTGCGCGCCGCGATGGCCGCGATTGAAGCCCGCATTGGCAAGGTTGTGCTGACGCGCCGCTTCAAGCTGAGCCTTGAAGACTGGCGCAGTTCTGCCGAGCAACCGCTGCCGGTGGCTTGGGTGTCGGCAGTGGTGTCGGTGGCGGTAGTGGATGCGGCGGGTGGCAGCGTAACGGTTGATCCGGCGCGCTATCGTCTGGTGCAAGATATGCACCGCCCGAAACTGATGGCCGCCGGGGTGTTGTTGCCATCAGTGCCGACAGGCGGGCGGGCAGAGATTGTGTTTGATGCCGGTTTTGGTGCGGCCTGGTCGGCGGTACCGGCTGATTTGGCGCAGGCGGTGCTGTTGCTGGCGGCAGAATTTTACGAAAGCCGCAGCGATCTGGGGCAACGCGCCACGGGGCTGCCGGTGGCGGTGCAAGGTCTGATCGAACGTTGGCGCACGGTGCGGGTGCTGGGTGGGGGTGCGGCATGACCCAGATCAGATTGACGCGAAAGCTGATCCTTGAAGCGCCGCAGAATGTGGCCGATGGCACGGGTGGTTTTACCCAAAGCTGGGCGGTGCTGGGAACGCTGTGGGGCGATGTGGCCGCCGGCAGCGGGCGTGAAACCGCTGGCGTCGAGGTGACGATGGCGGCGGTGCCCTATCGGATCACCGTGCGGGGCGCCGCGGTTGGGTCGACGGCGCGGCCAAAGCCAGAGCAGCGCTTGCGCGATGGCACCCGGGTTTTCACCATTCTGGCGGTGACAGAGCGCGACAGCGACGGTCGATACCTGACCTGTTTTGCACGCGAGGAGGTTCCGGCATGAGCTATGCAGCCGCAGCCGCCTTGCAAGCCGCACTTTACAGCCGCCTTTCTGCGTATCCCGGACTAAGTGGTGTCAGCATCGTTGATGCGGTGCCACCCGGCACCGCGCCCGGCACCTTTGTGATCCTCGGGCCAGAACAGGCGTTGGACCAATCTGACACTTCTGGCGCAGGTGCCGAGCACCGCTTTGAGGTTGCAATCGTCAGCGACGCCACCGGGTTCTTGATGGCAAAAACCGTCGCCGGGGCGGTTTCGCAGGCGCTTGTCGATGCGCCCCTTAGCCTTGGCACTGGGCGCTTGGTGTCGATCCGCTTTTTGCGCGCAACGGCGCGGCGGCTGGACGAAGGCAGCGCACGGCGCATCGACATGACCTTCCGCGCCCGGATCGAGCTTTGACTTAGACCTCACCTTGGGCTGACCGGGTGAATTCAACTGGAGATGAAGATGGCAGTGCAAAACGGCAAAGATCTGCTGATCAAGGTCGATATGGTGGGCGACGGTACCTTTGTAACGGTGGCTGGTCTGCGCGCGACCCGGATCAGTTTTAACGCCGAGACCGTGGATGTCACGTCGTTGGAAAGCGCGGGCGGCTGGCGCGAGTTGCTTGCCGGGGCCGGGGTGAAGACGGCGGCAATTTCGGGCTCTGGGGTGTTTCGCGATGCCAACACCGATGAACGGGCGCGGCAGATTTTCTTCAACGCCGAAATGCCGCGGTTTCAGGTGGTTATCCCAAGCTTTGGTGTGGTTGAGGGCTTGTTCCAGATTACCGCGATTGAATACGCGGGCAGCCACAATGGCGAGGCGACCTATGAAATGACGCTGGCTTCGGCGGGCGCTTTGACCTTCACGGCGCTATGATGGTGAACCCTTATGCGGGCGAAGTGGCAATTTGGCTGGATGATGTGTGCCATGTTGCCAAGCTGACGTTGGGGGCGCTGGCCGAATTAGAGGCTGCGCTGCAAGCCGGGTCGCTGATTGATCTGGTGGAACGGTTCGAAGCGGGACGATTTTCCAGCCGCGATGTGTTGGCACTGGTGGTCGCCGGTCTGCGGGGCGGTGGCTGGCAAGGGACGGCAGAGCATCTGCGCACAGCCGAAATTCGTGGTGGTCCGGTCGAGGCGGCGCGGGCGGCGGCAGAGTTGCTGGCGCGGGCCTTTGCTTTGCCGGGCGAAGGATGAGCCGCATCGACTGGGCGGGCCTGATGCGGGCCGGGATGGGCGAGTTGCACCTGACGCCACAGCTGTTCTGGCAGCTGTCGCCCATCGAATTGCGGATCATGTTGGGGGCAGAGGCCCACACGCCCCCCTTGACGCGCGCGCAGCTGGAAGAGCTTGCGGCCGCGTTCCCCGATATTGGAAAAGGCACAAGCCATGACAACCGTGCAGGAATTGCAGGATCAGATTGCGGCGCTTGAAGGCACGCTTAGCGGCACCATCGGGATGGTTGGGGTTTTTGAAAGCGAACTGTCGCGGATGCGTGAGTCTTTGGTATTCACCGGGCGCGAAGTTGGCGTGTTGTCGACGGGCATCGGTGGCGGCCTGCGCCGCGCGTTTGACGGCTTGGTGTTTGACGGCACCAAATTGTCGGATGCGCTAAGGTCGGTCGCCAAGTCGATGATCGACACGGTTTACGGCATTGCGATGCGGCCGGTGCAAAACGCGCTGGGGGGCGCGATTGCGTCGGGGGTCAGCGGCCTGCTGGGCGGCATGATGCCGTTTGAACGGGGCGGTAGCTTTTCGCAGGGCAGGGTGATGCCCTTCGCAAAAGGCGGGGTGGTTGCGACGCCAACTGCATTTGCGATGCGCAACGGCCGCGGCCTGATGGGCGAAGCGGGGCCAGAGGCGATCATGCCACTGGCACGCGGCGCAGATGGCCGTCTGGGCGTGCAGGCGGCATCCGGTGGCCGCGCCGTGACCGTGGTGATGAACATCACCACGCCCGATGTGCAGGGCTTTCAACGCAGTCAAAGCCAGATCGCCGCGCAGGCCCAGCGCATGCTGGCGCGCGGACAACGCAACCGGTGAGGCACCCAGATGACATTTCACGACATCAGATTTCCGACCAGTATCAGCTTTGGCTCGCAGGGCGGGCCAGAGCGTTTGACCGAAATTGTGACGCTTGCCAACGGATTTGAAGAGCGAAACTCGCCCTGGGAGCATTCGCGCCGCCGCTATGATGCCGGGATCGGTTTGCGCAGTTTGGACGATGTGGATCAGCTTTTGGCGTTCTTTGAAGCGCGACGCGGGCAATTGCATGCGTTTCGCTGGAAAGATTGGTCTGATTACAAGTCTTGCGGGGCGTCGCAGACGATTTCGGAAATTGACCAGCACATCGGCGTGGGCGACGGCCATGCCACCCAGTTTGCGCTGTCAAAGACCTATCGTTCGGGTGACGCGCAGTACCAAAGGCCAATCAAGAAACCGGTGGCTGGCACGGTTTTGGTGGCCATTGCGGGGGACCGAAAAGTTGAAGGGCAAGAGTATGTTGTCGATAGCGCAACCGGCGTGATCAGCTTTGTCACTGCGCCAGATATCGGTGCGGCGATCACTGCTGGTTTCGAATTTGATGTGCCCGCGCGTTTTGACAGCGACCGTATTCAAACTTCCGTTGCGTCGTTTCGGGCGGGCGATGTGCCGAACGTGCCGATTGTCGAGGTGCGGGTATGACCACAGCACGCGATGCATTGTTGGATCATCTGGGCCAAGGCGTCACAACGGTTTGCCGGGCGTGGCTGGTGAGCCGCAAGGATGGCGCGACGTTCGGCTTTACCGATCACGACACCGATCTTGGATTTGACGGCTATGTATTCAAAGCAAGCTCTGGCCTGACGGCGCGGGCGTTGCAGCAAAGTTCGGGGCTTGCGGTCGACAACTCTGAAACCCTTGGCGCACTTTCGGACGCCTCCATCGACGAGGCCGATATTGTCGCTGGCCGCTTTGACGGCGCAGAGGTGCGGACCTGGTTGGTAAATTGGGCCGATGTCACGCAGCGGATGGAACAGTTTCGCGGCAGCTTTGGTGAGATCACCCGATCTGGCGGGGCTTTCAATGCCGAACTGCGCGGCCTGACTGATCAGTTGAACCAACCGCGCGGGCGGATTTATCAGCGCAGTTGTTCGGTGATGTTGGGGGATCGGCGCTGCGGTATTGATGTGACGGCACCGGGTTATAGCGCCGATGTCGCCATTACCGATTTTGATGCAACGGGGCGTATGGTGTTTTCTGGCTTGGCGGCCTTTGCAAACGGGTGGTTCGAACGTGGTCGCGTTACAGTATTGACCGGTGCTGCGGCGGGCTTGGTTGGCATCGTAAAATCCGATCAGTTGGTGGGCAGCACGCGTTCAGTTGACCTTTGGCAAGCCTTTGCAGTGCAGATCGCCGTTGGCGATCACGTGCGGCTGCAGGCTGGCTGCGACCGCACAAGTGCAACCTGCAAAACCAAATTCGCGAATTTTCTGAATTTTCGCGGGTTTCCGCATTTGCCCGGCGAAGATTGGTTGGCGTCATACCCCGTCGCCTCACGCCCGAATGACGGTGGGAGCATGGGGCGATGACGCAAGGCGACCGCATCGTCAACGTCGCGCGCTCGTGGATCGGAACGCCTTACTTGCATCAAGCCAGCCTGAAGCTGGCTGGCACCGATTGTCTGGGCCTGCTGCGCGGGGTGTGGCGCGAGGTGCTGGGGCAAGAGCCTGAACCTGTGCCAGCGTATTCGGCCGACTGGTCCGAGGCGTCGGGCTCCGAACAGCTTTTCGCTGCGGCAACGCGCTGGTTGCACGCGAAGAATGTCGACACCGAAGCGGCAGGTGACGTGCTGCTGTTCCGGATGCGGTCGGGGGCAGTGGCCAAACATCTTGGCATTGCCGCATCTTGCGGACCCTACGCCACGTTCATTCACGCCTACACCGGGCACGGCGTTGTCGAAACAGCACTCAGCGATCCGTGGCGGCGAAAGATTGCCGCGCGCTTCAAGTATCCTGAAAGGGAATGATAAATGGCGACACTTCTTTTGTCGGCCGCCGGGGCCGCTGTTGGGGCTGGCTTTGGCGGAACCGTGCTGGGCCTGTCAGGGGCGGTGATTGGCCGCGCTGTTGGTGCAACGCTTGGCCGCGCGATTGATCAACGCGCGCTTGGCGCCGGGTCCGAGGCAGTTGACGTTGGCAAAGTCGACCGATTCCGCATCATGGGGGCAAATGAAGGCGCCGCTATTGCACAGATCTGGGGGCGGGTCCGGCTGTCTGGTCAGGTGATCTGGGCCAGCCGGTTTCAGGAAACCGTCGCGCGCTCGGGCGGTGGCAAGGGCATGCCACGACAGGCAACGCGGCAGTATTCCTATTCGGTCAGCCTAGCCGTCGCGCTGTGTGAAGGCCGTATTTCGCGCGTTGGCCGGGTTTGGGCCGATGGCAATGAAATCGAACCTGATACGCTTAACCTGCGGGTTTACAGCGGCGACGAGGCGCAGCTTCCCGATCCCAAGATTGAGGCTGTCGAAGGTGCTGGCAACGCGCCAAGCTACCGCGGCACCGCCTATGTGGTGATCGAAGACCTGCAACTTTCGCAATATGGCAATCGGGTACCGCAGTTTTCCTTCGAAGTCATTCGCGCAGCACAGGGCGATGCAACCGCGGCTGTGCCGGGGTTGTCCAAAATCATTCCCGGCGTTTGCTTGATACCCGGAACCGGCGAATACGCGCTTGCCACCACGCCGGTGCATTATTCACACGGCCCGGGAAAGCTGCGGTCGGCCAACGTAAACTCTTACGCGGGCAAGACCGATTTCGCGGCATCCTTGGAGGCGTTGTCTGAAGAACTTCCGACAGCAGCCTCGGTGTCTTTGGTCGTATCATGGTTTGGCAGCGACCTGCGCTGCGCGACCTGCCAGATCCAGCCCAAGGTGGAACAGAAGCTTTACGATGGCGCGTCGATGCCGTGGTCGGTGTCTGGCGTCACCCGCGCGATGGCGGTCGAAGTGCCCAAGCTGCAAGGTGCATCGGTTTATGGCGGCACCCCCACCGATGCATCGGTCATCGAGGCGATTTTCGCGCTGAAACAGGCCGGAAAGCTGGTGACGTTCAATCCGTTTATTCTGATGGATCAACTGGATGGGAACACGCTGCCCGATCCGTGGTCGGCTGCCGTTAGCCAACCAGCTCTGCCGTGGCGCGGCCGCATCAGCCTTGATAAGGCGTTTGGCCAAGCGGGGAGCGTTGACCAAACCGCTGCCGCCAACGCTCAGGTCGCGGCATTTTTTGGCACGGCGCAACCGGCCCAATTTACGATCCTCGGGCATAGCGTCAGCTACTCTGGCCCCGCCGAATGGAGCTATCGGCGCTTTGTGCTGCATTACGCCCATCTTTGCGCAGCAGCAGGCGGTGTCGACGTGTTTTGCATTGGCTCCGAGCTGCGCGGGTTGACCCAAATTCGCGGCACCGCTGGCGCGTTTCCGGCTGTTGCGGCGTTGCGGCAATTGGCGGCCGATGTCCGCAGCATTCTGGGCGCCGCGACCAAAATCACCTATGCGGCGGATTGGTCGGAATATTTTGGCTATCACGTTGGCAACAATGTGTATTTCCACCTTGATCCGCTGTGGGCAGACCCAAACATCGACTTCATCGGGATCGACAATTACATGCCTGTCGCCGATTGGCGCGCCGGCAACGATCATCTGGATGCCCATTGGGGCGACACCTATAATGTCGAATACCTGCTGGCCAATCTGGCGGGTGGTGAAGGGTTTGATTGGTACTATGCCGATGCGGCGGGCCGTGAGGCGCAACTCCGGTTGCCGATCGGCGATGGGGCCCACGGCGAAGATTGGATCTACCGCTACAAAGATTTGCGCGGCTGGTGGTCAAATTCGCACCACGAACGCCTTAACGGCCTGCGTCAAGCAACGCCAACCGCTTGGGTCGCCGGATCAAAACCCATCCGCTTTACCGAATTTGGCTGTGCGGCAATCGACAAGGGTACCAATCAGCCCAACCTGTTTCTGGACCCCAAATCATCAGAATCCGCGCGGCCTGCGTTTTCGAACGGCATGCGTGATGATCTTTTGCAGCTAAGTTTCTATCAGGCGATGTTTCAACATTGGACCAATGCCGAAAACAATCCGGCTTCGGCGCTATATTCGGGCCGCATGGTCGATTTTGCGCATTCAACAGCGTGGGCGTGGGATGCGCGGCCGTTTCCGGCATTTCCCGGCAACGCGGCATTGTGGACCGACAGTGAAAACTATGAACGCGGGCATTGGCTTAATGGCCGTGCTTCGAACGAACCGTTGTCAGCGGTGATTGGCGAAATCTGCGCGGCGGCGGGAGAAAGCTTTGATGCCACCGACGCAAAGGCGGTGGTCAGGGGCTATATGATCGGAGAGGTTGGCACGGCGCGGGCCGCGTTGCAGCCGCTGATGCTGGCCTATTCAACCGACGTGGTCGAGCGGGAGGGGCGTTTGCGCTTTCAAACCCGCCGTGCCACGCCCCAGTTGACGTTAAATCGTGATACCTGTGCCGTAACGTCTGACGTGGACGGCATTGTCGAACTTTCTCGGGCCGCCGAGGCAGAGATGCCGTCGCATTTGCGGTTGACCTATATCGACGCTCAGGCGGATTTTGCCGCCGCGACCGCAACGGCGTTGGCCCCCGAC